GTACAAAAAACTTCTATGGAAAATTTATATGAACGATTGTGAGTTTTTTGGATTATAAATAATAATAAAATGTATCATATATACTTCCTTAAAGATTCAAACAACGAAGTCAAATATGTAGGACAAACCCAAAATTTAGATGATAGAAAAAGAGAACATAAAAGAAATAAACCCCCACACACTTTTGAAATAAAAGAGCAAATAGATGTTCCAGAAAAAGCAAAGGAAAAAGAAATTTTTTACATAGAAAAATTTAATACTTTTACAAATGGATGGAACAAGTCCACTGGTGGGGAAGGTTTTGGAGATTATGAAAGGAAAGGAATTGGCGGAGTTAAGAAAGGTAATATTCCTTGGAACAAAGGAATTAAAAATTGCTTTTCTGAAGAAACTTTAGTGAAAATGAGTAACTCTAGAAAAGGCAGAGTTTTTAGCAGAAAAATTAATGATAATACGATAAGAACAATAAGAAAACTATATAATAAAAAACCATATTTACAGAATGTTGGAATGACTATGAAAAATGGCAAAAAAATGTCTTATGTTCAGGCATTTTGTAGAGAATATGCCGAAGAATATAATTTAACTCCTCAAGGATTGAAGAAGATTATTTTAAACGAGTGTTGGAAAAATGTTTAAGATTAATAAAAATATTAAAGTAAAAACACCTGATGGATTTAAAGATTTTTCAGGAATACAAAAAGTTTATAAACCTTTTTACCATTGGATAATATTTGATGACGGATCAGAAATAAAATGCTCCGATAATCATTCTTTCGGAAAAGAAAAAATTAAGGCATCAACAATTAAAGTTGATGATATTTTACAAGAAAAGAAAGTATTATATAATGAAATAGTAGAAGAAGGAATTTATCTTTATGATTTACTTGATGTTGGCGAAGACAATCTTTACTATTCAAACAATATAGTATCACACAACTGCGAGTTCTTGGGTTCTGTTAATACTCTTATCAATCCATCAAAACTCAAAACTTTAGTATATGAAGACCCGATACAAAGAAATGCCGGATTAGATGTTTATGAAAATCCTATTGAGGATCATAATTATCTAATCACGGTTGATGTTGCCCGTGGTCTTGGTAATGATTATTCGGCATTTATTGTTTTTGATATCACAGAGTTTCCATATAAAGTAGTTGCAAAATATAGGAACAATGAAATCAAACCAATGTTGTTTCCTAATATCATATTTGATGTAGCAAAAGGATATAATCAATCCTGGCTATTGATAGAGGTTAATGATATCGGTGATCAAGTTGCTAGTATTCTTCAATATGATTTGGAATATGAGAATATTTTAATGGCAACTATGAGAGGTAGAAATGGACAGATAGTGGGAACAGGATTTTCTGGTAAAAAAACTCAACTTGGAGTTCGTACAACTTCAGCAGTCAAAAAATTAGGATGTTCAAATCTTAAAACTCTTATAGAAGATGATAAATTACTTGCATCTGATTATGAAATCATATCAGAACTAACTACATTTTCACAAAAAGGAAATTCTTTTGAAGCAGAAGAAGGATGTAATGATGACTTGGCAATGTGTCTTGTAATATTCTCCTGGTTAGTAGCACAAGAATATTTTAAGGAGATGACAGAGAATGATGTAAGAAAGAGAATATATGAAGAGCAAAAAAATCAAATTGATCAGGACATGGCTCCATTTGGATTTATTGAGGATGGAATTAACGGTGAAACAACTTTTGTAGATGATTCTGGAGATAGATGGTATGCAGATGAATATGGAGATCGTTCATATATGTGGGATTATAGGTAATGTCTATTGATGATGAAATTGAATTGGAACATTTATTATTTTTTGATCGCAAATGTAGAGTTTGTGGAGAAGTTAAAAGTTTAATAGATGATTTTTATTTGACTCGAAAAGGTAGAAAAACATTACCGTCAGCATATTCATATGAATGTAAGGAATGTACGGTCAAAAGAGTAAGTAGAGGTAGAAAAAGCACTTTAGTATGGGAATATCCTGATTGGTAAGTATTCACGCATCGTTTCCCCACTAGAAATGCCCCTTTTCCTAAATATTTTTAGGTAAATTGGATGCGAGGAAAAAACAAGATGCCACTAAATTTAGCATCTCCTGGTATTGTAGTAAGAGAAGTAGACTTAACTGTCGGTAGGGTTGACCCAACCTCCAGTGGCATCGGTGCAATTGTTGCACCTTTTGCACAAGGTCCTGTCGATCTTCCTACAGTAATCGGAAGCGAGAAAGACTTATTAGATGTGTTCGGAAAACCATATGGAACAGATAAGCACTATGAGCACTGGTTAGTTGCTTCTTCTTATCTGGCATATGGTGGAGCACTTAGTGTTGTAAGAGCAGATGACACTGATCTACAAAACGGTTTTGTTGCTGTTTCCGCAGCTACCACAAGTATCAAGATTAAGAGTCTTGAGCACTACGAAGAACTAGGATACAACGAAAATCCAATTGCAGGTGTAGTTGTTGCTGCGAGAAATCCCGGTTCTTGGTCAAATGGTTTAAGAGTTGGTATTATTGATGCCAAGGCAGATCAAATTCTTACACTTTCTGCAGCACCTGCAGGACTTGTTGTTGGAATGGGAGTTACTCAAACAATTTCAGCAGTACTTCCCGGAGCAGGAACTACTTCAGTTCTTGATGGATATTTAAAAGGTATTGTAACTCAGGTTGCCGGTTCGGATGCTTATGTAAAAGTTCTTGAGCACGTTTCTGCAGCAGGAACTGTAACTGAAGTTGATTATCAACCATCAGGTGTTTATGCATTCTCCGGAACTGGGAATGTAGCAATTCACACTAGTGGACAAGCAGTATCATATGCAACTACTTCAATTACTGCACAGGCAGATTGGTTCGATCAACAATCACTTACTTTAACTTCTTCATCGACTGTTAAGTGGAATCAACTTGCAGATCGTCCAGGAACTTCTGAATATGCAGCATCAAGAGGTTCTAGATTTGATGAAGTCCATGTTGTCGTAGTTGATGGTGATGGAGATATCACTGGAAACTCTGGAACAATTCTTGAGAAGCATCTATCACTATCAAAAGCAAAAGATGCAGAATTCTCTCTTGGATCTCCTTCATACTGGAGAAAGTATATTGCAAATGGTTCTCCAAATATTTTTGCAGGATCACAACCAGCAGGTATTGTGACCACTGGATTCGTTAGTGGTGGAACTGGATTCGATCCTGAAACTGATGTATCTTGGAATCAAAATGCAGAAGGTATTACTTTTGGAGCAACTGGTAATTCTAACAACACATTAGGTGGTGGTTGGAATTATGATGGAGCAGGTAACATAGAAAATACTGGTGCATTAAGTCCAGGTCTAAATGGATTGGCTACTGGTTACGGATTATTTGAGAATACTGAAAAGTATAATGTAGATTTCATTCTTATGGGATCTGCAGGATATATTAAGGAAGAAGCACAAGCACTTGCGAATAAGTGTATTGCGGTTGCCGAAGCAAGAAAGGATGCAATTGCATTCATCTCTCCATACAGAGCTGCAGCAATTACTGATACATCTGATGATAGAGCAGTAACTATCAATTCAGATGAGACGATTACTGAGAATGTAATCAGTTTCTATGCTCCTATCACTTCATCAACTTATGGAATCTTTGATAGTGGTTACAAGTATATGTTTGATAGGTTTGCAAATACCTTCAGATATGTTCCACTAAACGGAGACATTGCAGGACTTTGTGCCAGAAATGATGCGAACAACTTCCCATGGTTCTCACCAGCAGGAACAAATCGTGGTGGAATTCTAAATGCAGTTAAACTTGCATATACTCCATCTAAAGTACAGAGAGATAGATTGTATTCTAATAGAGTCAATCCAGTAATCTTCTCACCTGGTGCCGGTATTGTTCTCTTTGGAGATAAGACTGGATTTGGTAAGTCGTCAGCATTTGATCGTATTAACGTTCGTCGTTTGTTCATCTATCTTGAGGACGCAATCTCTGCTGCTGCAAAAGATCAACTCTTTGAGTTTAATGATGAAATCACAAGAACTAACTTTGTGAATATTGTCGAACCATTCCTTCGTGATGTTCAGGCAAAGAGAGGAATCTTCGACTTTGTAGTTATTTGTGATGAGACAAATAACACTGCTGCTATTATAGATAATAATGAGTTTGTAGCAGAAATCTTTATCAAACCCGCAAGATCAATCAACTTCATCGGTCTTACGTTTGTTGCCACCAGAACTGGTGTTTCATTTGATGAAGTAATCGGTAACGTTTAATCTAGAGGTTTAAGAAACAATGGCTCGTCAACAAGTAAATACTTTACCACTAAGAACTATTAGTGATTTTAAAAGTAAATTAAAGGGTGGTGGTGCAAGACCTAATCTATTTGAAGTGGAATTAGCGTTCCCTTCAGGTGTGAATCTTCAAGATGAAAACGAAGTTCTTGACAATGCTAGATTTTTAGTAAAAGCAGCAGCACTACCTTCTTCAACAGTAGCACCGATCGATATTCCTTTTAGAGGAAGAATCCTGAAAATTGCAGGTGATAGAACATTCGAAACGTGGACTATTACTGTAATGAATGATACTTCATTCAATATTAGATCTGCATTTGAGAAGTGGATGAACTTCATCAATAAACTTGATAATGGAACTGGTGAAACAGATCCTGCACTTTATCAAGTAGATGCTAAAGTTCATCAACTTGATCGTGCTGGTGGAGTGCTTAGAAAGTATACTTTTAAGGATGTTTTCCCGACTAATATTTCTACAATTGACCTAAGTTATGAGACAACTGACACTATTCAGGAGTTTACCGTAGAAATGCAAGTCCATTATTGGGAAGCATTTAAAGGAAACACTCTACAATCTGGTGGTGAAGATATCTCCTAAATAATAAAATAGTAGTCTAAGTTAGTTTATAATATGGCAAAACTTTTTGGTTTTTCTATTGATGATACAGAAAAGAAATCCAAATCTGTAGTTTCCCCCGTCCCCGTGAATAATGAGGACGGGGTTGATAACTATATTTCAAGTGGATTTTATGGTTCGTATGTAGATATTGAAGGACAGTATAGAACAGAATTTGATCTAATAAAAAGATACAGAGAGATGTCACTACATCCAGAAGCGGATGGTGCTATCGAAGATGTTGTAAATGAAGCAATTGTGAGTGATCTTTATGATTCTCCAATTGAAATTGAACTATCCAATCTAAATGCTACGGACAATTTAAAGAAAGCAATTAGACAAGAATTTAAGTATATCAAAGAAATTTTAGATTTTGATAAGAAGTCACACGAAATTTTTAGAAATTGGTATGTTGACGGAAGACTTTATTATCATAAGGTAATCGATCTCAAAAATCCTCAGGAAGGAATTAAGGAACTGAGGTATATCGACCCAATGAAGATGCGGTTTGTCCGCCAAGAAAAGAAACAAGATAAAAATGTTATTGGACCAAACATTCCTGGTCGTGACGAACAAAAAAATGGAATTGCCCCAGAGATTGAAGAGTATTTTGTTTATACTCCAAAACCACAATATCCAACTGGAAACCTAACCGGTGGTGGTGGAAATAAAGGAACTAAAATTGCAAAGGATGCAATTACATATTGTACTTCAGGTCTTGTAGATAGAAATAAAGGAAATGTTCTTTCCTATCTTCACAAAGCAATCAAAGCACTTAATCAACTAAGAATGATTGAGGATTCTTTGGTCATCTATAGATTATCAAGAGCACCAGAACGTCGTATTTTTTATATTGATGTTGGCAATCTCCCTAAAGTAAAGGCAGAACAATATCTTCGTGACGTTATGAACCGTTATCGTAACAAACTTGTATATGATGCAAATACGGGTGAAGTTCGTGATGATCGTAAATTTATGAGTATGATGGAAGACTTTTGGCTTCCTAGAAGAGAAGGTGGTAGAGGAACTGAAATCACAACTCTTCCAGGTGGACAGAACTTAGGAGAACTTGCTGATATTGAGTATTTCCAAAAGAAACTTTATAGAGCACTCGGTGTTCCAGAATCAAGAATTGCTGCCGATGGTGGATTTAATCTTGGTCGTTCTTCTGAAATTTTAAGGGATGAACTTAAGTTTGCCAAGTTTGTTGGTCGTCTGAGAAAAAGATTTGCTCAGATGTTCAATGATATGCTGAAGACTCAACTCATTCTTAAGAATATTGTTTCTGTAGAAGACTGGGATAGAATTAGTGATCATATTCAATATGATTTCTTGTATGATAATCAGTTTGCAGAACTCAAAGAAACAGAAATGTTGAATGAGAGACTTGGCGTTCTTGCATCTATTGAACCATATATCGGCAAATATTATTCGCAGAGATGGGTTCGTAGTAAAGTTCTTCGTCAGACTGATGGAGAAATGATTGAAATGGATGAGCAGATTGAACAGGAAATCAAAGATGGTATTATTCCCGATCCGAGTGCTGTTGATCCTATAACTGGAGAACCATTACCACAAGAAGGTGAACAAGGAATGATGGGTGATGTTCCGATGGAACCCGAAATTGATGGTGGAATGACTGAAGTAGACGGTAAAGCTGCCGAGATATAAATAGAAAATATACATATATTAAATTTTCATGGAAGAAATTGTAAATTTAGTCGGATCCGATTCGTCGGCATCTGATATTAGTGACAGAATTAAAGACGTTTTGTATGCAAAAGCAGCAGAACGTATTAATACTATTCGTCCAACAGTTGGCGCATCCATGTTTGGTGACGAACAACAATCCGAGGATCAAGAATAATGACAAGAACTTTATTAGTTGGTGTTGGAAATGAGGTTGCACTTAATGTGGCAACTACTTTAGATAATGCAACCGTAGTTAGAGTTTTTAATGGTGTTAGTGGAGTCGCAACTGTCAGTATTGCAAAAAGTACTAATACTGGATATGCAGATACTGCATCAGTAACACTGCCACAAAACCATGTTGAATTTTTTGAAAAAGGTCCTCAGGATCAAATCTCAGCATCAAATGCATTAGTTGTAGGTTTAAAAGTAGGATTCACAGGATAAACAATGAAACTTATCACAGAAGAAATTTCAAACGTAAAGATTATTACCGAAGGTAAAGGTTCTAATAAGAAACTTTATATTGAAGGAGTTTTCCTACAAGGTGATCTCAAAAATCGTAATGGAAGAATGTATCCTATGGAGACTCTTTCTCGTGAAGTAAGTAGATATAATGAAGCATTCGTCCAAAAGGGACGTGCTCTTGGAGAACTTGGTCACCCTGATGGACCTACCGTAAATCTTGACCGTGTTTCTCATAAGATTACTTCACTCACTCAAGAGGGTAGTAATTTTAGAGGTAAGGCACAAATCCTTAATACTCCTATGGGTAAAATTGCATCTTCACTTTTAGATGAAGGTGTGATGCTTGGAGTTTCTTCTCGTGGTGTTGGATCATTAAAAGAAGACCGTGGTGGTATAAAAGTTGTTGGTGAAGATTTCATGTTAGCGACTGCTGCTGATATCGTTGCCGATCCTTCTGCTCCTGATGCTTTTGTATCAGGAATTATGGAAGGAAAAGAGTGGGTTTGGGAAGGAGGAATTCTTCGTGAGCAACTCGCAGAAAGAACTCAGAAGAGAATTAACACTCTCGTTGACCAAAAAGTTCTCGAAGAACATAAGTTAAACTTGTTCAACGAATTCTTATCAAATCTTTAAATTATAAATAAATATATTAGTATAAAAAATCTAATAAAATCAAATGTCCGTTGGTAGCAATTTACAAGAAATGGAAAACGTAGTAACGAAAGGAGCTGCTGCATCTGAGGTAATGCCAAAATCTGGAAGTAATGCTTCCGGTGTTTCGACCCCTGGTCAAACTGGCAGTTACGAAGATCTCGGTGGTCCTACTCCAGAAAACTATAAAGTAGACGACAACTCTGCTAAACTCGCAGAACCCAAAATCGCAACTGTCAAAGACATTGTGAACAGGGGCGCAAAACCTGCTGAACCCATGCCTACTGGTATGAAGGAAGAAGAGGAAGTTGAAGGTGAAGTAGTCGAAGAAGAAGAGACCACTGCATCTGCCGAAGAAGTAGTTGCCGAAGAAGAAACTTCTGAAGAAGAAGTTGTATCTGAAGAGGAAGTACTTGAAGTAGAATATAACGTCGAAGAAGATGTTGATGCCTTACTTCAAGGTGAAGAACTTTCTGAAGACTTCCAAGAAAAAGCACGTACTATTTTCGAAACTGCTATCAAAACAAAAGTTGCCGAAGTTCAAGAAGAACTGAAGGCACAATACGAAACAACTCTTGAAGAAGAAGTTTCTGCTATTAAGGAAGAACTGACCGATAGAGTTGATGCATATCTTGAGTACGTTGCCGAAGAGTGGATTTCCGAAAATCAACTCGCAATCGAGCAAGGTCTCAAGGCAGAAATGACCGAATCATTCCTCACTGGAATGAGAAGTCTTTTTGAAGATCATTATGTAAACATCCCTGAAGAGAAATATGATGTAACTACCGCAATGGTAGAGAAATTAGATGAAATGGAAGATAAACTCAACGAGCAAATTAAATCTAATATTGCTCTTAATCAAAGATTAGCTGAGTCGGTTGCTGATGTAATCTTCTCCGAGGTCTGTGAAGGTCTAGCACTTTCGCAGAAGGATAAACTCGCTTCTCTTGCAGAAAATGTTGAGTTTGATAGTGAAGACAACTATCGTGAGAAACTGGCAACCCTGAGAAATTCTTATTTCCCAGAAAATGTCGGATCTCAAAGAGACAACTCAGAGAATATTTCCGAGAGTTCAGAGTCCATTGCACAACCAGTTACTGGTCTAATGGAATCCTATCTCGATACTCTGACTAGAGTTTCGCAAAAGTGATTTTTTAATTATAAATCAAACTAAAATTTTTAACAAGGTAAATTCAAATGCAAGGTTTCAATGCTGAACACCTTCAGGAGAAGTGGGCACCTATCCTCAACCACGAGGGTCTCGGAGGCATCAATGATGCTCATAAGAGAATGGTTACCGCAGTTCTTCTGGAGAACCAAGAAAAAATGCTTAGTGAGGAGCGTGAGTTTCTTTCAGAAGCACCTACAAACTCAACCGGTTCCGGAGTTGCTAACTTCGACCCCGTTCTGATCTCATTGATCAGACGCGCAATGCCTAACCTGGTCGCATATGACCTTGCAGGCGTTCAACCGATGAACGGTCCTACTGGACTGATCTTCGCAATGCGTTCACGCTTCACGAATCAAAGTGGTGCAGAAGCACTCTTCGACGAAGCAAATACCGGATTCTCTAACAGCGGACTCGGTTTTGACGGCACCAACTCTTATGTTGCTGGTCAGGAAGCAAACGTTGGTTTAGGAACCACTGGAAATCAGAGTGGATCTAATCCAGGACTTCTCAGCCCATCTGCTCAAACCCAAACCGGATATAACGTCGGTCAGGGTATGTCCACAGCAAACTCCGAAGCTCTTGGAGACGGTGGTGCTGTTGATTTCAACGAGATGGCATTCTCGATTGAGAAAGTCACCGTTACTGCTAAGTCCCGTGCTCTGAAAGCAGAGTATTCTTTGGAACTGGCACAAGACCTCAAGGCAATCCACGGATTGAATGCCGAGGCAGAACTTGCCAACATTCTCTCCACTGAAATCCTTGCGGAAATCAACAGAGAAGTCATCAGAACCATCTATAAGGTTGCTGAACCCGGTGCTCAAGCAAACGTTGCTACTGCCGGTACTTTTGACCTTGACGTTGACTCCAATGGACGTTGGTCTGTTGAGAAGTTCAAAGGTCTTATTTTCCAAATCGAGAGAGATGCGAACGCAATCGCACAAAGAACTCGTAGAGGAAAGGGCAACATGATTCTGTGTTCCGCAGACGTTGCTTCCGCATTGACCATGGCTGGTGTACTTGATTACACCCCTGCACTCAATGCAAACCTGAACGTTGATGACACCGGTAACACCTTCGCAGGTGTTCTTGCTGGTAAGTATAAGGTCTATATCGATCCTTATTCTGCAAACCAAGCAGCTGCACAATACTATGTTGCTGGTTATAAAGGTTCTTCACCTTATGACGCAGGTCTGTTCTATTGCCCTTACGTTCCTCTTCAGATGGTTCGTGCAGTTGGAGAGAACACCTTCCAGCCTAAAATCGGATTCAAGACTCGTTACGGCATTGTTGCTAACCCCTTCGCAGAAGGTGCTGCTCCTGTTGTCAATCCTGGTAGACTGCAGACTAACGCAAACCGTTACTACAGAAGAGTCAAGGTTCAAAACCTCATGTGATCTACGGTTCACATATTTCTCACAGAGACCCGAAAGGGTCTCTTTTTTTATCTAAATACAAATAAAACAATGGCGACGGCATTTGGTAAGCAGATAGGAAATAGAAATTTTTTATCACCTGTTGGTTTTAAATTCACATTAGCAAAAGAACCAAAGGTTGATTTTTTTTCAAACTCTGCCAGTATTCCCAATATAAGTCTAGGAACAGCAGTTCAACCGACTTATCTTAAGGATATTGATGTTCCTGGAGAAAAACTTACTTATGGAGATTTTTCTTTAAGATTTTTAGTTGATGAAAATATGGTCAACTATATGGCAATTCATAATTGGATGACAGGTTTAGGTTTTCCAGAGACAGCACAAGAGTTTAAAGATTTAACAACAAATGCTGATGGAGTAAGAGATTTAAAAGAACAGTTTAGTGACGGAAGTCTTCATATTTTAAATAGCAACTTTAGAGATGTTGCTATTGTAAAATTTAGAGATTTATTTCCAGTTTATTTGACCTCTTTAGAATTTGAAGCAAGTGATACGGACATCAACTACTTTACAGCAGAGGTCACTTTCAAGTATACTGTGTATAATGTATTATCTGCTGATAACAGAACACCTCTATGAACCTTGATCAAATTCAGGAGATGTGGGAAAAAGATTCTCAAATCGATCCTGATAACCTACATGATGAATCATTAAAAATTCCACAACTCCATTCAAAATATTATACCTTATATAATACCATTACTCTTTTGAGAGAGAAGGCAAGAGGAACTTATAATCGTGTAAAGTTAGAAAGATACAACTACTACACAGGAAAGGCAACAGCAGAGGTTTATGCCGAAGAACCATTTCCCTATAAGGTTAGAGATAAAGAAGCACTACAGAGGTATATGGATGCTGATGAGAAGTTAAATACTATTGACCTCAAAGTTCGTTATTATGATGTGATGCTCAAGTTCTTGGAGGAAATTATTAAGACAGTTTCGAATAGAACTTTCCAAATTAAAAACTCAATCGACTGGCACAAATTTCAAGCAGGTTTTAACTAATGGACGATGAATATTACTCTATCGAATTAAATATTAGAGGAATTAGGTTAATTCACACAGGACTTAGTCAAGCAGTACAAAAATGGTCTGGAGGAGAACCAGAAGAACAGGAGAACCTGATTGCGATGAGAGATAATTTTTATAGACTTATTTTAGAGCATCAGTTTGACAACATGAACTAAATACTTATAGGTGAACCTATGAGTTATGTCTCATTTGATTATATCAAAAAAGAATGAAGTATATTTACAGGTTAAGGCAGAACCTCATGTATACTATGAATTATCAGACCAGTTTACCTTTGAGGTTCCTGGTGCAAAGTTTATGTCCTCATATCGTAGTAAATACTGGGATGGAAAGATAAGATTATTTAATACCCAAACTGGAGAGATTTACGTTGGATTGTTGGATAAGGTTACAAAGTTTTGTGATGACCATGGATATACTTATGAGTTTGTAGATAATAAGTATTATGGTCTTCCTTTTGAGACGAATGACTTTATCTCAAAGGAAGGTGTAAAAGATTATATGAATGCTATTTGCAAGTATTCTCCGAGAGATTACCAAGTTGAGGGAGTATACGACGCTTTAAAACATAATAGAAAGTTGTTGATATCCCCAACTGCTTCTGGAAAGTCTCTGATGATATATTCTCTTGTGAGATATTACGTTGAGAAGAAACAAAATATTCTGATAGTCGTTCCGACGACTTCGCTAGTAGAGCAGATGTATAAAGACTTTGCAGACTATGGTTGGGATGTAGGTTCATATTGTCACAAAATCTATGCGGGGAAGGAAAGAGAAACGGATTCTCAAGTTATTATTACTACCTGGCAGTCTATTTACAAACTCCCCCGCAAATACTTTTCTAGATTTAATGTAGTTATCGGAGACGAAGCACACCAGTTTAAATCAAAGTCATTAATATCTATAATGTCAAAACTTGCGGATGCAAAATATCGTTTTGGTTTTACCGGAACACTTGATGGAACACAAACTCATAAATGGGTTCTTGAGGGATTGTTTGGTGCTTCGTATAAAATCATTCGTACCGAAGAGTTAATGTCGAAGGGTCATGTTGCTAAACTGGATATCAATGTACTTCTACTGAAGCACCCAGCACATAAGTTTGAAAACTTTGAAGAAGAAGTTCAGTATATTATCAATCATGAACGTAGAAATAAGTTCATAAGAAATCTTGCACTAGATCTTAAAGGTAATACTCTCATTCTTTTTGCAAGAGTTGAAGGTCATGGTGAGCCACTATATCACATGATAAATAATAATACGGTTGATGAAAGACAAGTATTTTTTGTCCATGGTGGAGTAGATACAAAGGATCGAGAACAAGTAAGGGAGATTACTGAAAAAGAAAATAATGCGATTATTGTTGCATCATACGGAACATTCAGTACAGGAATTAATATTAAAAATCTCCACAATGTCATTTTTGCTTCTCCATCCAAATCTAGAATTCGGAATCTCCAGTCTATTGGAAGGGTGCTTAGGAAAGGTAATAACAAGACCAAGGCAACTCTCTATGACATTGCTGACGACATATCCTACAAATCCAGGAG